CGCGACCAGCGCAATGATGGCCTGCCGAATCCGCTGCGGCACGTCCTCCGCGGCGTCGCCGTACCCGGCGACGTACAGCACCTTGACGCCGTTGACCTCGGCCAGCCGCACGCTCGGCCATGACGCCGTGCGTTTTCGCACGACGCGGCCCACGAAGTCGTAGTCATCCACGATATACTTCGCCGAATCCCACGTCTCCGCGTTCCCGTCGGCGTCCGTGTAGGATACGCTGGTGACGGACTGGAGAGGAGGCCGCGGCAACTCAATCGTATCTCCGCACGGCCACCGGTCCAGCGCAAGCTCGAGTGTCTGTGTGACGTACGCGCGATTTTGGTAGCCCTCGCACCATTCGCGCGCAGCCGTGATCAGCACCTCGATCTGGTCGATGATCGCCTGATCCGGATCGTCATAGCGGAGCTGCGCCGCAACTTCTTGCCATGTGACCGGCTCGATGGCCGGTGGCGTAATGACCTTGAGTCCGGCCACGCCGGATCACCTCCGATCAGCTATCCGGCTCCATCAAGCCGGCGGCTTTGAGTTTGGCAAGCAAGTTGTTGAAGTCGGTGACAAGGCCGGCAACATCGGCCGCCGTGCTGTCCGCTTGATTCGCAGCCCGCTTCAACTCCGCGCCACCCAGCAGGAGCTTTCCGGCGATGTCGATCTCGCCGCCGACGACCCAACGGTCGCCGCCTTGCTCGTGGTAGTTCCTCGCGTTTTCTCCCGCCATCGATCACGCCGTCCCTTCGTACGGATTGACCAGCAGCTTGCCGATGATCGTGTTTTCGATGTTGTTCCCGACCACCTGCTTGCGGCTCTCGTACTGGATCGCGTAAATTTCGCCGACCGTCGTCGACGCGCCGCGAACCACAACCGGGCGGATGTACTTCTGCGACGGGTCCGCGCGGTAGATGTCGAGCCAGACCACAGAGCCGCTGCCCTCGGCCACGACCGCCGAGCCTTTCAGGTCTGCGGCATCGCTGCCGTCCGCTTTTTCGCCGATCTGCGCTTTGAAGATGTTGCCAGCGTTCGCCGTGCCGATCGTCGTGACGAACAGCACGCCCTCGAAACCGGTCATGTCGACCGTGGTGCCGTTGATGGTCGACGTGCCGGCGGACGATGCCGCGGCGACCTTCGTAATTTTCACACCGTTGCTCAGGTTCATTCTCTCGTTCACTCCTTGCAAAAGATTTGCCCGCCATCAGGCCGGGCGGGCGCGGCACAGATCATCAGGAGTCGGCCATCTTGATCCGGGCGAACGCTTCGGCCAGCACCGGTTGTCCGTCGCCCTCATAGCGGCCGATGAATCCGGTTTGATTGCTTTCGGCATACAGCTCGACCAGACGCTGAATCTGGAAGTCGAGTGCGTCAACGTACCAGTAGTAACGCAGGTCGCCGATCAGGCCGACATACTTGCCGGCGGAAATATCGTTCGGCGCGAACTCGGAAATGCTGAATGGACGCGAAAGGATCGTGTCCGGCTCGCCGCCGGCGATGCCGGGTGCCCACAGGTATTGGCCTTCGCCGTCCTTGAGCTTGCGAATCGCCTTGACCACGTCGCGGTGGAAGATCCAGCGTGCGTTGCGCTGATACGCCTCTTTGAGACTGTACAGCGCGTCGATCAGCGTATCCGCCTTGATCGCCGTGGTCGTGTTGCTGCCGGCCACGTCGCGGCTCGTCGGGATTCCGTCATTCGACGGTACGAACAGACCGAGCGGCTTCTGATTGCCGTCGCCGGTCATATATGCCTTCTCCAGCGACGCGCCGAACTTGTATGCAAGGCGCTGGCGCACCAGAGCCTCGGCGCCGCCGGACGTCAGGCGCAGCAACGTGTTGGATACTTTGATGCGCTTCGCCAGCGGATGCGGGCGCAGCTCACGCTTGCCGAAACCGAGATCCGTTTCGTTGCCCGTCTTGAGTTCCGTGGTCCAATCCGCATCGTCCGCGTCACTGTCCAGCGTCGGCACGCCGAGAGACTTTGCTGTGCGCAGCTGAAAGCCCCGCGCGAATTGCCGGACGATGACGGAATCGTCGACTTCTTTCAAAAGCTCGTCGACAAATTGCTGCGGCGTGACCAGATATCCGCCTTCGCTGTCCGGATCGGCGGCCATCATGCGGATTTCTTCGCGCGACAACGCCGTCGCGCCATTCGCGAGGAACCGCTCGAATGCGGCGCGATATTCAGCGGATGCGCGCGGGTTGTCGCCGGCCTTCCCTGCATTCGGTGCCGGTTGAAACTCGCGGCCGCTGCCCGCCGTTTGCCGCATCTCCTCTTCGATCCGGAGCGCTGCTTCCAGCCGGTCGATCTGCGCTTTCTTGCTGTCCAGATCGGCCATCAGTCTGTCATACTGCTCTTGCTCGTCCGCCGTGAAGTCGCGCTTCTCGGCGAGCGCTTTTTCGTTGAGCGCCTTCGCCTGTTCCCAGATTGCGGCGCGCTCTTGCCGCAGTTCGTTGATTTGTGCTCTCACTTTAGGATCTACCTCCTGTACTTAAGTTCGAGCTCGCGCATGCGAGCTGCAATTTTATAGTCAACTGCCTCGGGACTTTCGACCTCCGGCAGGCGCGGGGCATTTTGGAACTGCCGCCAGTTGACTTCCACGCCGTTGATGATCGCAATGTCACCTTTGAGGCGTGCCGCGACGGCGGTTTCACCTTCGATTTCGTCGACAAACCCGGCCGCTTTTGCCTCATCGGCCGTGTACCAGGTGTCCCCCGCGGCGAGTATCTCCGCGATCTCCTCGTCAGACATGCCGGTTTTCGCGCTGTAGAGGCTGCGCATTTCGCCCTCAATCTTGTCAAGCAGATCGGCCTGCGCTCGCAACTTATCGGACGTCACGCCCCACACGCTGCTGGTCGGTTTGTGGATCATGTACATGGCCCCGCGCATCATCACGATCTTGTCCGCCGCGAGCGGAATGACGCTTGCGATCGAGGCCGCCAACCCATCGATGTAAGCGGTGACCGTGGCGCTGTGCCGCTTGAGCATGGAGTAAATCGCCATGCCGGCGAAAACCTCGCCGCCCGGGCTGTTGATGCGCACCGTCAGCTCCGACACATCGCCGATCGCTTTCAGCATGTCGTCGACTTCTTTAGGCGTCGTTTCATCGCCCCAAAATTGAAAGGAGCTGATCTCACCATAGATGAGCAGCTCCGCCTTCTTGTCGGTCTTGTTTCTGACCTGCCAGAAGCTATTCGTTTGCCGATTCAATTTTCTCGGTCACCTCCTTCGGCGGCCCGGAGATCGTGCCGTCGGAATTGATCGTGCCCATGTTGACCTGCATGTGATAAGCGTCTCCGCCCGTATACGGGTTCAGGTCTTCGAGCTCGCGTACCTCGTTCGGCGACATCCAGCCGTTGTTGAGCGCCTGCGTATAGGACTCATACCGGCTCTTGACATCGCCGCGCAGGAGCCCATTGACGTTGAAACTTGCGTAGAAGCCCATCTGGCGCTCGCGCTGCGACAGCAGTTTCATCCTGATCGCCTGTTCCCACCGGACCAACCAGGGGCGGATCGTGTACTGCACGAATTCGATGGACTGATGCTCGACGTTTGAAAACGTAGCACGCTCCAGATCCCCCAGCATGTGCGGCGGGATCCTGAATATCCGCGCGATCTCCCCGACCTGGAATTTGCGGGTCTCAAGGAACTGTGCGGCGTCCGGCGGAATCGTGACCTGGTGGAATTTGAGGCCTTCCTCAAGGATCATGATTTTGTGGCTGTTATCCAATCCTTGATAGGCGCGCCGTGCCTCTTTCTTGTAATTCTCGAGCGCATCACCCTTGAGCTTGCCGGGGTACTCAATTACACCGCTGGGTGTCGCTCCATCGCCGAAGAATTTCGCACCGAACTGCTCCGATGCCAGCGACAGCCCGATTGCCTCGGCCGCCAATCGAACCGGATTATACCCGCAGATGCCGTCGAACCCGAAGCCCGGAATGTGCAGCACGTCGAACGGATCAAGCTTTCGCGGCTCGTCCGTCTTCGGCAACCGGGTCCAGTAGAACAGGTTGCCTTTCTCGTCCCGATCCGGCCACGTACGATCCGGAAGCAGAGGCCATAGAGCCGTCACCCTGCCAGCGCCGTCCCGATCGATGTAGGCATATCCGTTTCCCCAATTGCAGATGTGTCCTTGGAGCACCTCGCGGAATGTGTATGCCGTCATCTCCGGGTTGGCTTGGTCGTGCAGGATCTCATAGAGCGGGTGCCGTTCCGCCCGCTCTCGACGTCCATCCTTCGCCTGCAGGAGGTGGAGCGGCAGAGACGCGACAGTCTCGGCGATGATTTTCACCGCGGCGAGATATGCCGTCACGCGCATGGCCGTTTCATCCGTGACATGCACGCCAGACTTCGCCGGCGCGCCGCCGCGAAACCAATCCGTTAGCCAGCGGTCGGGATTCACGAGCGTGCTTGCACGGATCTCAATGGCTCGGTTCGTGAATGGAATCTTTAATTTCGTGACCCTCACCTCCTCTACAGGGTGATGATGCCGCGGGATTCGTAGACAGACCCGACGTCCACATCTTCAAACAGCATCGCCGTCGCCATGGCGTTGATCAGCGCGACAGTCAGGTCGATGCGTTCCTTGGACTTGTTTTTCATCGGCTTGATATTCTCGTTCCCGTCCACGGCCACGACGACATTCCCCCAGCACCAGCGCGCGACCGGATGCACTTCGTGCGTCATCTGGCCGGTTTTCATGAGGTGCTCAATTGTCTTCATGGCTGGGCTCATGTGCTTGATGTTTTGCGGGATCTCCACCATCTCCATGCCACCGCGCATCAGACGCTGAGTCAACATCCGGCTGTTCCACGGGTCAGCGCCGCCGGCCGGTATGTCATACGTTTTGTTTGCCGCAAGCAACTGCGCTTCGACAAAATCATAATCGACGACATCGCCCGGCGTGGCGTGCAGATATTTCTGGTTCACCCATCGGTCATAGGGCACGCCGTCCCGACGGACACGCTCCTTCATGTTGTCCTCGGGTATCCACGCTTCGAAGATCGCACGCCATTCCTCCATGCCATCCTGCGGCGGAAACAGATAGCAGACGCCCGTCAAGTCGGTTGTGCTCGACAGGTCGATGCCCGGATAGCACTTCTTGCCGACCAGCTCGGCGCGCCCCCACTTGCCTGTCGTCTTGTCCCACAGGCTCAGCGGCTGCCAGCCGATGCGCTTTACGCTGACCCACTGATTCAGGCGCAGCCAACGAAAAAGACGCTCCGCTGCTTCGCTGTTGCGAGCGGCGAGCGCCTCCTGACGCACGGATTCGATGCTGATTGTGTGTCCCAAAGACGGGTTGACCTTGTACCAAAGCTCCTCGTCGAAGATGTCGATGTCCTCGGCATCCTCGGGAATCCCATATATCTTGACGTACCAGTGCGGGTCCACCAGCTCTCCTGCCGCAATCTTTCGGGCTTGCTCATGGATTTCCCAACCGATGGAGTTTCGATCCGGGTCATCACCCGCTGTTGTGATCACCCACCATAGCGGCTCTTTCCGAGCAGCTCCAGCGCCGAACGTCATGACGTCCCACAGATCGCGCGACGGCTGCGCATGCAGCTCGTCAAAGATGACCACGGTCGGATTGATGCCGTGTTTGGTATACGCCTCGGCCGATAGGACTTTCAGCGTCGTGCCGGTCTGGGTATTCTTGATTTCCTTCCGGCTGTCCAGCACCTTCAGGATGCCGTCAAACTCCGGCTCTTGCTCGATCATACCAATTGCGGCTTTGTACACCAACTCCGCCTGGCCGCGGTCAGCTGCGCAACAGTAAATTTGCCCGCCGGGCGGGTCGCATACGAGATGATACAACGCCAGCGCAGCGATTAGAGACGTTTTGCCGTTTTTCTTTGGGATCTCCAGGTATGCATAACGATATTGACGATAACCGTCATCCTTTACAGTCCCGTAAACATCCCACAAGACTTGATATTGCCAATCCAGCAATTTAAACGGCTGGCCATAAAAGTCATCGACCGCGTGGAGCATCTGTACGAATTCGATGACCTCGAGCGCGCGCTGCTTATCATGTCGCATGGCCGCCACCCGCTCGGCGTTTCATGAATTGAGCCATCGGAGACTCCTGCTTCTCCTCGGTTTTCGCCATCCCTGCTCGTGCGCGGGACACTGGATCCAGCAGCAACACTTCCCCATACTTCTTCATCTGCATCGCGGCCTCGTTCGCGACGGTCAGCCACGGATTCTTCCTCGGCCGGTTGTCCCCTTTGGCGACATAAACCTCAGACGTCTCCCTCACTTTCTCCATAGCCTTTCTGTATGTCACTAGCGCTTCGCAATAGATCTCCAACGCGTTCACGTCTAGGTCGTTTACAATCGTCTTGTCCAACTGCCGGTACAATTTCACAATCCGGCGCCATTCTTTCTTCGCTTCATCGCTCAGATGTGCCGGAACCCTGAGTTTTGCCGAATCGAGCTTCGGCTCGTTTTGTTTCCGCTCCTCAAGTTCGCTTTTGGTCAGCCGGTTTTTATCGTTCGTCAGCAACATTAACTCAACCGGATAAGCCTTGCGACCAGCCATTCTCACCACCCCGATTCAATCTCACAGCTTGTTTCCCGGTATATTGCTCCCATCGTTTCACGATGACGTCGCAATACCTCTCGTCCAATTCCAACGCGTAACACTTCCGGCCCAACTGCTCGCAAGCGATCAAAGTCGATCCGCTCCCGCCGAACAAGTCCAGGACGATATCCCCCTCCTTCGAGGAATTCTGGATCGCCCTCGCGCATAACTTGATCGGTTTCATCGTAGGATGCTCGCCGTTTTTAAGCGGCTTTTCTATCCGCCACGTTGTCGTCATTTCATCCGACAGCGCCTCAATAACCGTGTACTCTGGAACCTTGAGCACGACCTTCTTCGTACCGTTGTTGAACGTGAGCTGATACCCGTCATTGGTTTTGTTCACGAACACCCCGTCTTCACTATCAATCACGGTAGATTGCCTTCTGCCGCCGTACCAATTGTGTTTCGAGCCAGGTTTCCACCCGTACAGAATCGGTTCATGTTGCCAGTGATGGTCCTGGCGCCCCATGACGAGAGCGTTCTTCACCCAAATGATGCACTGCTTTAATTCCCAGCCGGCATCCTTCATGGCTTTTCGGAAATTCACACCTTCGGAGTCGGCATGGCAAACATAGATCGGACCGCCGGCTTTCGTGAACGCAAACATGGAACTGTACGCGTCCAAGAGGAACTGATAGAATTGCTCGTCCTTCATGTTATCGTTTTGAATTTTGAGCCCGGTGCCGCCTTCATAGTTCACGTTATATGGCGGGTCGGTGAACACCATATCGGCGAGATTGCCGCCCATCAGCCTGCGAACATCGTCAATGACCGTCGCGTCACCACAAACAAGACGGTGATCGCCGAGAATGTAAATGTCTCCGAGCTGCGTCTCTGGGACTTCCGGCATCGCCGCATCGACATCGAAATCATCCTCTTCCGGATCCATCGGGGGCGGTTCAAAGCCAAAGGGGCGCATGTCAAATTCTGAAGCGAAAAGCTCATCCAGTTCCTGGCCAAGAAGCTCAGCGTCCCATTCCGCAAATTCCGCCGTTTTATTGTCCGCGAGTCGGTAAGCCTTCACTTGTTCAGGTGTAAGATCCGTCGCCTGAAGTACAGGGACTTCCGACAGTCCGAGTTTTCTCGCAGCCTTATAGCGGGTATGCCCCGCGATGATAATGCCATCCGCGTCAACCACAATCGGCTGCTTGAATCCAAATTCCCGAATGCTATTCGCCACTTTTTCAACAGCCGCGTCGTTCTTTCGCGGATTACGCTCATATGGCTTGATCGTATCGATAGGAACCATTCTAATTTCCACGAATTCTCACCTCCAGCCCTAAAAAGGTTTCAAAAATCGAAAAAAATTCGTGCGTGAGA